AATGCTTGGTGTCCGCCGGATCGGCGTCGTCCAGGTTGATGTTTCCCGTCGCGGTGTTGGTCGTGTCACCGTTGAGGATCAGGCTGTCCATGTAGTGCGCAGTGGCGCGTGCCAACTGTGCCCGCAGGAACGGCACGAACGGGATGATGCTGTCCTCGTCGAGTTCGCCAGACCAATACTGGTTGAAGCCAAGTTTGCTCGCAGTAATACTTACACGATTGGAACCAGTTTTCACGGAGGTGTTCGCACTCGCACTCGCAGAAGTCGCCTCACTAAACAGCAACATCTCCGGCAAGTCCGCCTCGACTGGCACATACACCGTCGGGTCGGTCATCTCGAATTGCGGGATCAGCGCCATGATGCGGCTCTCGGCCTGCGCCGACATCCACAGGTCGCGGACGTATTGCGCCCCAATCAATTGGCTACCGAAGCCGCTCTCGGCCGAGTCCATCGCCTTGCGGTACGCGCTGGTCGCCCACCACATGCCCTTTGCCGCGAGTTCGCGATCAGCGCCTGCGAAGGAACTGACCGGCACGCGCGGGAACAGGTTGTCGATGGCGCGCTGGTCAATCGACTTGACCTCGGCCTCCGGCAGGTAATACGCGTCCGAGATCGCCTTGAACGCGTTCTCAAGATCGGGTGACGGGCCGCGTCCACGTCCGCTGCGCTGTTCGGCGACGGCGATGTCGTAGAGAAACTCGACGTCACTGATGTTGAGGTTATGCCGGGCAAACTTCGAACCGACCAGTTTCTGGTCGGTGCCGAAGCGGATCTTCCGCACGAACTCGCTGTTCGGATTGGCGACCTCCGCGTCGATGATCTGCTTGGCGATCTGTGCGGCGCGTGCCTCAAAGGCTGCGTCGCTGGTCACGTGCTCGGGAAGCCCTTTCAGGCGTGCCTGCACGTCGCTGAGGATGATCCCGATTTCGTCGGTGTTCACTTGCGTGTCTCCAGGAATGCCCGCAGGGCCTGCGGGTCGAATGCGCGGAACGGGTCCGCGGATTGGTACATGACGGGTTCATCCGTCGGTGGTCGATCCGTGACGACGGGTTCAGGCGTCTCGTCGAGTGCCTCGACGACGCGCATGAGCAGGTCGTGCGCCTGCCGGATCAGTGCCTCGGTCTCGGGACTGATCGGTCCCGCGGCCTTCGCGTGGGTTGGTTCGCCTTCCCAGAACATGCCGTTCCGTTCGGCGGTGCCAAGTTTGGCGACCGTGTCGGCGTTCATGAACTCGGGTGGCTCCTTGCCAAGCACCTTGTACACACGCTCAAGACCGTTGTAGGCGCGACGTCGCGTCGCGTCATCGGCCGTGGATGTCAGCACCGCGAGCATCGCGCCCGCGACCGACGGCCACACGTCCCGCACAAAGCCGGTGCTTGCCACAACGATATCACGGTCTGGCGGTGACGCGTCAGCGCCCTTGCCGGACTGACCGCGCGCCCACGCTGCGGCGCGTTCGCTCTCGGTGCGGCTGCCACCGCCCCAGAGCGCATGCGCCACCACGCCTGGTGACGGGTAGTCGGGATGTCCGCGGTCCGCGGATGGCGCGTCAAGGTCACCCATGTGCCGGGCAAACCACGCGCCCATGCGGACCGCCTTGTCGTCCGACACGTTGCCTCCGGCCATCGACCGCGCTTCCGCCAGCGTCTTGTCGGTGACCCCGTCGCCGGACAGTCCGTCCGCGTGCCACTCCAGACCCTGCCGCGCGTTCTGGCGCAACCAGCCGGGTGCCTCGATCTTGACAACGGACATCGCCGTACCGGATGTCGTCACCGGCGGATCGACGGACCTGACGCGGATCGCGTCGGCGTTCGCCGGAATTGGCACGACTGAGATCTCGAGGAGTTCCTTGCGGACATGTCGCACCGCCGTGCGTGGGTCCGGCGCAACGGTCACGAGCGCCTTGATGGTGTCGTCATCGAACGCGCGTGATGCGCGCAGCGATGCCATGTCCGGGTATTCGATTGCCAGTGGCCGGAACCCGACGCTCACCGCGCGCAGGTCGCCACCTTCGACCAGCGACCGCGCAAGCGCGCCGTACTCGCTTTCGTTGAAGCGGATGTCCGCCAGCCAGCCCGCGTCGCTGCGGCTTATCGCCACGCATCGGCCCACGATGGCCTCGATGCTCGTGTATTGGTGGCTGTCCAGGACGACCGGGTTGGTCAGGTATTGCGTGAAGTCCCACCCTTCGAGCGTGACGACCTCGCCCTGGCGGTCCAGCCGGTCGTTCGTGAACAGGAACGTGTAAATGGGCACGCCGTCCGCGCCGACCTGCTTGGCCTGGTACGTTGCGTCGGTGTAGGTCTTGTCGTTCATCGCGTCCTCAGTCGGTTTCGAAAGTCAGGGTGCACCGGCAGTTGACCACTTCCTTCGCCGATGGCAGGTCGTGCGGCGCCATGCCGGTCACGTTGCCGACGTGGAACGGCTGATCGAGCGGGATGTTGCGGTTGCGAGGATCGCGATGCGCTGCGACGTGGCTCTCGCGGGTCCGGCTGTCAAGCGCCGCCAGCCAGTTTTTGCCGGTCACGACGCCGGATTGGTGCGCGCCCTCAAGTGCGCCGGAGTTGTACGCTCCGACGACCTCGGTGCGCGCGATGGCGGTTGTCCGCCATGTGGCTGCGTCCGTGAAGATGGTTGCGACCCGCGCCGATAGTTCGGGTATGCCTTCGCCCGCGTTGATCCCGGCGACCAGCGTCTGTTGCAGCGCCGCGTAGGTCGTGTCGTTGACCGAGCGCGCGAACCGTTGCGCCCGGCCCTCGATCATCGCCACCGCCTGCGGCGACTGGAGATCGAACCGCGCGAGGATGCCAAGGTCGGTCAGGGTTGCATCGCCCGCGTCGCCGACCGTTGCGGTGATCAGCGGTTGGCCGAGCGCGCGCAGCCTGCGGTTCCATTCCGCGAGGCTGATTGGTTCCTCGGCTGCGTCGCCCGGTGCTTTCGCCGCCTTGGACCGCAGTCGCGATAGCGCGCTGGCCTGCTGGCGACGGAAGTACTCGCGCATCATGCGCTCGAACGCCGGTTCGTGCTTGTCGGTCTCGGTCGTGAACGCCTTCCATGTAGCCATGTGGCCTGCGCTCTCGTATTCGTGATACGCCTTGCCGGACGCGGTGACGGCCGGTGACGGAAGCGCGAGCACCGGCCACGCGATGGATTGCAGCGCCTTGACGGGTACCGGTGTCGTCGATACCTCGGTCGATGGCAACGCCGTCGGTGGCGGTGCCTTGGCGAGACCCGCCATCGTCTCCTCGGTAACGGGACTGTAGACCGTCGTGTTCAGCCACGCTGCGTCGCCCCATGCGTAGCCGGTCTTGCCCGGTGGCAGAAACCGTGGTGCCAGTTCCTGAAGTGCGCGGTTGAGTGGCACGCCTGCACCGACCAACTTGACCACCTGGTCGATGACTTCAGCGCGGTCCTCCTGCAGGGTCTCGATGTCCGACGCGTCGAACTCGACCTCGTCGGCCTCGGTGCCGAACAGCGGGACCAACTGTTCGGTAATCTCATCAGCCAGAAACCGCGCCTCAGGTAGCAGCGTGTCGGTCCACAGCGCCTTCGCGGCCTGCTCGTAGTTGGAGTACGTCGAATGCGTCTGGTCGCCGATCAGTTGCGGCGCGACGCCATACACGGTGCACACCTCGCGGACCCCGTACGACATCAAGGACAGGAACTCGGCGTCTTTCGGCGTCAGGTTCATCGGCGTGAACGAGATCGGCTGCGTCAGGACGGCCGTGCGGTGCGCCTTGTCCGCGCCCTTGAACCGCCGCTCCAGCATCTGGCTGAGTTGTTCGGCCTGCTCGCGGGTGAGGCTTGACGTCTTGTCGGCGGGACCGATGACGCCTGACAGCATCATGCCGGAGTCGAAGATCTGGCGGTTGGAGCGCATCGCGCCCGCAGCCGTGTCGATTGCCAGACGCGCGGATGCAATCGGTGACAACCCGCTGAACTCGTCAGCCGGGTTGTCGTACTTCAGCCAGATCACGTCGGCAGGGTCGAACGCAATCGTCTTGCCTTGATCCTCGTAGAGGTACCCCTTGATGTACCGCACCGGGTCCGGCACGATCGTCATCTTGGACGGGTTCGCCCACCAGATCTCCCGTGGCGCGGATTGCGCCGAAGTGCGCCCCTCGACGCCGTTCTCCAGAACCCAGAACGCCTGCCCGTAGGTGCAAAGCGACATCTCGGTCATGCGGATCAACCGGCGGAATGTCCAATAGCCGTTGACCGAGCGCATCAGGTCGTACAACCGCCCCGATGTCACCTCGACGCGTTCGCCATTCGTGGCCCGCTTGTAGATTTTCAGGTGTAGTTTCGCCAGGTTCTTCGCCCGGATGTTGGAACAGGCGAAGACGGCAGCGTTGGTTGCCGGGTAATCGCCGTACGCGGCTGGCGCGTACCGCTCCTGATCGTGCCCGTAGGTCGTCTCGAAAGTGTCGACGGTTGCCGGACCCAACCGGAATGCCTTCGCGATGCGGTCGCGCCACCTCATATCATCACCCACTCGCCACCGCCGAGCATGAGATCGGTCAGCGCCCACACGAGCGCGTCCAGCCGGTCAGGGGATTTCGCAGCGTCCGCGGTGTACGTCGCCATTTGGTCCTCAAGGTCAGGGTACACGCCGACGTGATGCACGCGCCCCTGTTCGTACAACGCCGCCACCGGCTCGGCCCGTGCCAGTTTGCCCCGGCTGGCCCTGACACTACGATACGCGATATTCGCGTCGACCGTGCGCATGACGGTCTCGACAAGGTCGCCACCGTTGTTCGCCTCGGCGACCAGCCGGTCGGCGCCGAGGTCACGATACCGGCGCACCGCCTCCCGCGCCCATGCGTCCGGTGACGCGCGCAGCGTGTAATCCCCGATCACGTACGCGTGTCCGTCGTCGCCGAGACCGCAGGCGACGATCCCCGTCATGTCCGCATCCTCGCCGGACGTGACGGCCGGGTCGACGGCGACGACGACGCGCCGGAACGTTGGCGCGTGACGCACGCGGTGATCGTCGATCATCGCCCGCGTCCACAGCGCGCCTGGTGTGTCCTCAAGGAGTTCGGCGTACAACTCCTGACGTCCGAGTCTGGTGCCCTCGTATTGCCGACGGATCTGCGCAAGGAACGCCTCCGGCAGGTTGGACGCATTGTCGAAGGTCGAACCCGTGGTGACGACGGTGCCGCGTTCGGCGATGAGGTCACGCAGGATGCGCGTGGGCTTCGGCGTCGTTGTGACGACGGCACGCGGGTCGATGCCGAGACGCAGTCCGAGTTGCAGCATGTCCCACGCCTCCGGGTAGCGCCACGCCGCAAGTTCGTCGCACCATGCGGCGTCGTGTTGCGGCCCGCGCAACCGGTCCGGCTCATCCGCCGAGTACGTCGTCGCCATCGCGCCGTTCGGCCACTTCAGGCGACGCTTCGACGGCTCGTACTCGGGTCGGTTGCCTGGCGGTGCGACGGCAAGGATGCCCGACTCGCCTTCGACCATGACGTCGCGCGCATCGGCTGCGGTCGCGCCGACGATGGCGACGCGCTGTCGCCCGTGTTGTTCGACCTGCGCCCGGACCCATTCCGCGCCCGTGCGCGTCTTGCCGAAGCCTCGACCCGCGAGCACCAGCCACGTCCGCCAATCGGTGACGGGTGGCTGTTGGTTCGGACGTCCGACGATGCGCCATTCCCGGCGCATTGCTTCGAGGTCCGCGTCAGTCCGGGTCACCTGTTGCAACACCTGGCGTTGCAGGTGGCGTGGCAACCGTGCCAGCCTCTGCAATGGTGAGAGCGTCGAGGAATCGGTCAACGTCAAGACGGATTGGCCCTCCACCGGGTCCGCTTAGTTCGACCTCGGTCTTGTCGGTGTAGCCACGTTTGCGGCCCATCTTGCCGAGGAACCAACGCACCTGCTCGGGATGTCCATCCGCGATCAGTTTGGCGTTGGCGCGTTCGGCCACGTCAAGCACGC